CGACAACGGCGACGGCACGCTGTCGCTCACCCTGGACAGCGCGGTGAGCGGGACGGTGACCCGGGTGTCGCTGCTCGAGCAGGTCCGGTTCGACAACGGCGACACCGACGACTTCGCGGTGACATGGGACGGCGCGGTGTTCAGCGTCGAGCTGCAGGCGCGAACGGTGAGCCAGGAAGTGCTGAGCCCGCCGACGCTGTTCATGTACGACACGGTCCAGAGCTTCGTGACGACGAACCTGACGCCGACAGATTTCGAGGTCGTGCTGCCGACGCTTGGAAAGGTCAACTGGGTCAGGGTCTCAGGCGCTTTCGGCAACAACATCGGCGGCATCTCTGTGACGGCTCCGGGCGGCGCACAGGACGGCGTGATTGTCACTCTCGTGTTCAGCAATGGATCTGGGGCATTCGGTCTACTGCACGAGGACACGACATGGCCGACCGGCGACCGGATGTGGCTGCGAGGTGGTGGCAATCTCGTCTGGAGCGGCACGGTCACGCTGATCTACTCGAGCGCTGTCGGTAGGTGGGTGGTGCTTTGGGAGAACTTCTGAAATGGCGCTGTTCTGGTTCGACACCAGGCTGGGCCCGCTGACCATCTCTTCGAGCCAGGAGCTGTCTTTAGTCCTGGGCGCGAAGACGTTTGTGCAGCTGACCGGGTCGTCGGCCGTGCAGATCTTCGGCCTGGCACAGACCGGCGGCAACGTCGACGGGGCGGTGGTGACGTTCGCCAACGTCAGCAACGGCGCGTCTACGACATTCCAATTCATGGAGCAGAGCGGATCGGCATCCTCGCCGGTCAACCGCTTCCGGAACGGCGGCGTCAACGTCACCATCGGAGCGCTGTACGGCGGTGTGACATATCGATACGACGCATCGTTGTTGCGGTGGGTGATGATCGCGTCGGGGTCGTCGTGAAATAGTCCCGGTGCGCCTCGCGGCCGCAGGCTGACCCGGTGGCGATCCCGTGGTTCGACACGATCATCCCGGCCGTGGCCATCACGGGGACCACCGAGTTCCTGTCGATGCCGCTGGGCGCGCGGACGCTCCTCTACACCACGGCGAGCGCCTCGTTCCAGATCCTCGGGCTGGGCGCGCTGGGCGGCAACGTGGACGGCATGGTGGTGGTGATTCAGAGCGTCGTGAACTCGGGCGCCTCGGTCAACCACGTGTTCATGCACGAGTCTGCGTCGGCGTCGCCGGTCAACCGCTTCCGCAACCACAACGGCGCGAACATCACGAGCTGCCTCAACGTCTCCGGCGGTGGTCACGGCATCGGCGGCGCGACCTACTTCTACCTCGGCTCGATCCAGCGCTGGATCATGCTGAGCCACACCTGATTTCGACCCGGGCCGGGCGCCGGCGCGACCCTGGCTTTCGTGGCTACCACCTTCGACGACAACGAGCGCAGCGCCAGCCAGAACCGGCCGGTCGACCTCTACACGATCGTCACGCCGACGCAGACGTACCGGCTGACGAGCAACCCGGTGGACGTGCCGTTCGGCGGGAACACGTTCACGGCGCTGACGATCGACCGTGGCACGAACCAGCTGACCAACGACCAGGGCGTCGACGAGCAGACGATCACGCTGCCGATCTCTCACCCGTTGGTCCAGCGCTACGCGGCGAGCGGCATCCCCGAGCAGGTCATCACGGTGACGATCCAGCGGCTGCAGACCTTGAGCGGCGCGGCGCAGCAGATCTTCACCGGGTCTGCGCAGTCGTTGAGAGTTGACGGCCACACCGCGACGATCCGCTGTCCGGCATCGACGGCCGACGCGCTCAAGATCCAGCTTCCCGTCATCGGCGCGACGCGGATCTGCAATCACAGGCTGTTCGACTTCGGCTGTGCACCGAACCCCGGCGGCGTCTGGCCGGTCGGCGGCGCGGCGGGCTCCGGCGGCCCGCTGGCGAGCTCGTTCCAGGTCCCAGATGCCGTTGTGGCGGTCTCGGCCGATGGCCTGACCGTGACCTGTTCCGCGATCAGTGCGAAGCCCAACGGCTGGGCGGCGCTCGGCCGCATCTTCCTCGCGTCGGGTGAGCAGCGGCGAATCCTGAGTCAGGTCGGCGCCGTGCTGACCATCGCGGTGCCATTCGTGGGCCTGGCGGTCAGCACCGCGGTGACCATCGAGGCGGGCTGCTTGCACGACATCTCGGTGTGCAAGAGCAAGTTCAACAACCAGTTCAATTTCGGCGGCCATCCCTTGATGACCACGTTCAACGCGTGGGCGAACAGCGGCTTTGGCGTAATCCAGCAGGTGTGACATGTGGATCCAGCTGATTGAGGCCGCGGTTGTCGTCGGGCTGTACGTCTATCATCGCTGGGTTGAGGATCACCCAGCGACCCCGCTGCCTCCACAGATACAGGTCCCGCGTACTGCGGAGGGGTCGCCGATTGCGCTCGTCTACGGTCAGTGCCGGATCCGCTCTCCTGTCGTGGTATGGGCCGGGAACTATCTCGCACCGGGAGACCACTGGGATTCGGTTGCTACCGGTATTACCGGTCTTACTGCGGATCACTACAGCGTAGATATACTCTTTTGTCTGGGCATCCCGTTTTATTCAGCGGCCGCAGCGGGGCTCCATAGCCCATCTACACTGCTTGCAGCATGGGCCGGGGATACGCCGATGGCGATGCTAATCAACAATGTTGCAAGTGGGGCACCGGCACAGGCGTGCTATGCGGGACCGGCGCCCGGACTGGAAGGACCTAACACATTCTCATTTACAGGAGTCTACTATCGAGGCACCTGGGATCAGAATGTATTGGATGGGTCGACCGCGGACGGAACAACCCCTCCAACCATCGATCCGGCATTGGCGACAGGCGTCGGCCCCGGTACGTTTCCCGACGACATAAACTATAACGCGTCTGCAAATGGTACTTCACTGCTGGCTGCTGCAGTGCAGGGAAATGCCGACGGCCAGATCCCTGGGTGTCGTGGACAAATGATGCTGTTCGCGCATGTGGGTCTGGCCCAGAGCTCAACGCTGCCTGCGTTTCAATTCGAGGTGCTCTCGACACAGACTGGCAGTGCGGCTGATCTCGGCAATTCGTTCGACTTCAGTGGACTGGGCATCGCTGGTGACGCGGACCCTGCCGCGGTGATCCTTGACATCTTGACGAGTCCATGGGGCAAGGTCGGCTTGCCGCTGGCGCAGATCAACGTGCCCAGCTTCCAGGCGGCCAGCAACACGCTGTTCGCCGAGCGACAAGGCTACTCGCGCGTGTTCGAGCAGGCCGCCGACGCCGACGCGATGATCAAGGACATCCTCGCGCAGATCGACGGTGTTCTGTATCAGGAGCCGACGACCGGCCAGCTCACGCTCAAGCTGATCCGGTTCGATTACAACGCGGCGACGCTCGACGATATCAACCCGGGGAACGCCGAGAGGCCGGAGTCGGGCTGGTACACGGTGCAAGGCTGGGCCGAGGTTCCCAATCAGGTCCGTGTCACGTACATCGATCGCAGCAACAACTACACCGAGACGGTGGCTGTCGCGCAGGATCCGTCGCTCGTCGTCTCGAATGGCGGTCGGATCCGCAGCGTCAGCGTGCGCCACGAGGGGTGCTGCGTTCAACAGCTCGCCCAGCAGATCGCGGCGCGCGAGCTCGCGGCTGTGGGACGACCGATGGTGCGCGCGACGGTGACCGTCAGCAGAGCCTTCTACGCCCACCGCCCAGGCGACGTCGTCACGCTGACGTGGCCGGAGCTCGGCGTCTCGGGGATGGTGATGCGCATCGCCGCGATCGACTTCGGTCTTTTGCGCAACGGCAAGATCAAGATGTCCCTGATGCGCGACGTGTTCGACGTGAAAGCCGGCGCGTTCTTCTGAGGGAGGGGCAGCGGAGCGCCGTCACGCCTACATGTCGCCGGTCCGTCGCGTGTCGCGGAACAGGAACCAGGGCGCTAGCGCCAAGCATGGTTCTGCGGTTACCGTTGCCGACATGCGCATGCTCAACGTGTTGACGATAGGGCTGTTGGCAGGCTGCGTCTCCGACGCAATTCCGATTCAACCGTGGCCAAAGATGACACGGAACGAAGCATGGAAGTGTGACAAGCCGATCGAAGGCATCACCGTCGACCTAGCGCCGGAGACCGACATAGCCTGGACTGTAACAGTAACGAACCAGACCGACGATGTCGTTTCAATTGTTTGGGATCGCAGTGCTTTCGTCGGGTCCTCTGGTCGCAGCTGGGGGCGACTCGTGCCAGGCGAGACGCGTCGCATGGACGTTAGCGCGCCGCATCCGCCGACTCCGGTCGTGCCTCATGCCACGGCACATGAACTCGCCGTTCCGATGGAGCTTGCTCATCTCTACGGCGATCCGGTTTCCCCCAAACGAAGACGCATCTTCGAGTCCGAAGTCAACGGCGGCAGAGTCGTTCTCGTGCTGCAAATGCCTTCCGGTGAGCAGACATGGCAAGCCACGCTGACAGGTGAATTGATCGAGCAGTAGTCGCCTTACGACTTCAGGCGGTTTTGGTTTAGAGCAGTTTCGCCGCCGACCTTGCAGCGCCCGGCTACTTGTCCTTCCGAGCGCGCCACCGCTCCGCCGCCGCGTTGAGCTCGGCGCGGGCCCACTCGCTCACGGGCCGGTCGTCGGCGGCATCCTCCCACGCCGCGCGC